TACTTTCTTAGTCATTATCTCGTATCCTTTATCCTAGTAGGTCTTCATTCCATTCACGATGACCTTCACGGAAAGCCATGTTGCTCTGCGTTTCACGAACTTCAACACGATAGCACCAAAGTCGTTCAGCTTCGCCCTTACCCCAATGATCCGGGATATATACACCGTTAACGAACTTGTAAATCATATCAGCAAGTGCTTCGCACCCAGTTGCAGGAATGATAGTCAACTTTGCCATCTTGCGTTCTTCAAGTAATTTGAAAACATCCATGTCAGGATCGTCTTCTGCAACAAGCAAAGTATGGTCGAACTGATCTTCAAGAATTGCCTTCAAGTCCTTTAGACCACCGTAGTCTGCACACCAGTTTCGTGCATCTAGAGTATCGGCACCAAAGTATACCTTAATAGTAAATGAATAGCCATGAATGTTATTGCAATGGCTATCGGCGCGCCACTGACGATACGCACACGGAAACGAGTCGTGATATTCTTTAGTACTTGTATACTTGTAACTTACTGGTTCATATTTTGTCATCTTTGTTCTCCTTAGATGACACGCAGAATATTTAAAGTGGGATGAGCGTCAAAGACCACTATTAGTATGCATACCGACCAGTGATGTATTCCTCAACATCACAAAAGCCTTCTGCATTGTAAATTTGATTCAATTCAAGACCATGATCCTGATATCCTTCTTCAAGCAAATACTGATAGTAATTGCTTGGGCTATAATAGTCAAGTCTATCGCCAATCATTTGATAAATCATTGCTTTATAGGTTTTGTTATTGATTTCAACATCAATATACTTCTTGCCATAGAAAGTTGGAAAGCCCTCAAGCATATCAAGAGCCACTTCACATTCATCAGTAATGTCCCACATAACAGTCTGTAGGGTATCACCAACACTTACTTCAATGTCAGCAACGCCACGAAACACTAGACGATGATCTGGAATGTCAACACGACCAATACTAACGGAACCAGGACAGCGTGAAGCCATCTGTTCAATATTAGTATTCATTCCATATGCGAGATATAACATTACTTAAACTTCCTAATCGTTAATACACCGAATCTGTACATTGAGTATTCGCATTCAATCCTATTTAGTACTGTTTCGGCAAGCTTTACCATTTTTACACTGTTACCACAAATGACGGTGAGTGGAAAACTGTCCTGATTTATCAGAACAAAGTTCTCCACAAGAGCATCAACTTGGTGATGCCTAACACCGTGTAAGTCTAACTTACAACTTTCCATACACTTTGTCAAGCATTTTCTTTGCCTGAGGATAAGAAGTCATTGCATCAACTGTTTCATCAACTTCATCCAAACGAGCAATTGTTTGTTCTACTGTTTCAACAGGCTGATTAAACTTGTATGTTCCTACAGGTACAGTGAATGAAAAGTTGATGTTCCTCAAAATATCTTCATGCTTCTTGTTAGGGTACTTAGGTTCCATCTTTGTTTCTTTCTGCTTCTGCGACCCGCTTTCGTAGATTACTGCTACTAAAGCTGTGGTCTCTACCGTTAAATATGATTTCAATACCTCGGTCGTTGCATTCTTTGCGACCAGTGAAGTCTTTGTCTGCATACTCTACACCCAGTATACGACAATCTAGGGGTAATGTCAAGAGTAAATCGACCAAATCTTGCTCTGTTTGGTAAATAACTACCTCATCAACAAAGCGACAAGCACTAAGTTGAATCTGTCTTTCTACGATTGACTGAATAGGTTTGTTCTTAGTATCCGGTCTGTCAATAGTTGGGTCAGTCTGTAGTCCTGCAATCAAGTAGTCACAGTGATTCTTAGCTTCCGCTAACATAGCAATGTGACCTGCGTGAAGCATATCGAACGTGCTGAAGGTAATACCGATGGTCTTACCCTCTTCTTTTAGGTCTTTAATCTTGTTGAAAATCACTTAGCACTTACCCATTCGTGCAATGCTAAGAAACTCTGCTCTTGCAGCAGCATCAGTCTTGAATCCACCACCAAGCTTAGTAGTCACAGTTGAAGAACCAGTATCTTCAACACCGCGGCTCTTAACGCAATAATGCTGTGCATCAATCATGACTGCAACATTTTCAGTTTCAAGGATATAGCAAAGAGCGTGGAATACCTGTTCAGTCAAACGCTCTTGAATCTGTGGACGCTTCGCAAAGTATTCAACGATACGATTAATCTTTGAAAGACCAAGGACCTTTTCATTAGGTACATATGCTACTGTAGCAAGACCGTCGATGATTACAAAATGATGTTCACAGTTAGATTGTACATTGACATTGCGCTCTACGACCATTTCATCGTAGTTCATCTTATTTGCAACAGTTGTACACTTAGGGAATGCATCATAGTCAAGACCCCAAAAGATTTCGTTGACATACATCTTAGCAACACGCTTTGGTGTATCCATAAGACTGTCATCTTCTAGGTCAAGACCTAATGCTCTCATAATGCCATTGAAGTGTGCTTCAATAACCTCAATCTTTTCTTTGCGGTCTAGTGCGCTATCTTTTGTGGGAGTTTCAACACCCATCTTGACTAGGTGTTCGTGAATCTTTTGACCCAACTCTGGATCAGTTTTAGTTTTGTTATAAGACATATTTGTTTCCTTCCTTACACGGATATGTTAATGTTGTTTGTAACCTTTGTGTTACATTCTTATTTATCAATACTTCGCCTCACGAGTATGTTTTCTATAGTCACTACTAATACGAAGATACTTACTACCGTTGCCTTCAAGAATGTCACAGATACGATCAATGGTTCCATCAGTGTAGTCACTAATCTTGCCCATGTTCGGATGTGCCTTTCGGAGTAGAGGATCCAACTTAGCGATAGCATCATCAATAGACCACGGAATGTAAAGACGCTCTGGGTCGTTTGCGAAAGTCTCAGGGAAGCTACGATACGCAGGATACAATACATTGCAGCCCAAAGCATCAGCTTCGCTTACCGTGTTGCTTACCCAGTCTTGCAGCGCACAGTTGAACACTACGCGGCTATCGTTGACAATTTCATAATACTTGTTCTTGTCAAGATTGTCATAGATAACAAGCTTGCCTTCTTCTGCCATCTTGCGAGTACGAGCCATGTAGCTATCGTTATTAGACTTCAACTCGCCGCCGCTGCAAACAACAAACTCAACATCCTTACTAGGATAACGCACATGCCATGCGTCAATCAAGTCCATGTAGAAGTCGGGCTGCTTCTCTTGATCCCAACGTGCAGAAAACACTACACGCAAACGACGGTCATTGAATGGCTTAATCTTACCACCAACACGCTCAATAACCTCATCCTTACCAAAAGCAAGACCTGAGATATTGTAGATAGGAGCTTCCCAGCCTGCAATCTTCATGTGTGCAACCATTTCTTCGTTAGTTGCAAGAATTCCGTCTGCGAACTCGTTGACCATCTTCTCATATAGTCCCATCCACTTATCCATTCCCCAGACATGAACAAAGTCATCGGGGTCAATAGATTGTGCGAGACAACGAACAAAGATACGAGGCATATTGTCTTCATCACATTGGTCAATGATGTAAGGCAATGATTCAATGCCCGGCTGGAACATATCTTCAAAGTAGATAACATCCTCGCTAGTGACTTCACCCTGCTGCATCATCTTGACGAGGTTCATCATTTGACTCATGCCAAAGTATGAACGACCATGTGCGTCAAGAACCTGACCAGTTACAATCTTTTGGCTGTTATCAAGTGTTTCGCCAGGGACGTATACAACGTCAATGCCGCGCTTTTCAAAGACGCGGCGATTCCAATCAGTAAGTTGTAGTGTGTACCGAGCGTTGTACGCTTCAAGTCCCATGTAAAATAGTTTACGCATTATCTTTTCTTTCTATATCTTCTTCAACACATTCGTTGCCGTATTGTATTTCAATAATCTTTAGTGGCTTATCTGTTTCGTTAGCTAGGCGATGCCACTGATTAGTAGCAATGTGTATATTCTGAAACTTCTTATACACTCCGTCTAATTCTTCATCCGAGCTACTATTAATAGTATACACTGTTGCAGTGCCTTGTGCAACAAACCATAGTTCCAAACGATTGATATGCCGTTGCATACTTAACGATTTTCCCGGATCAACAGTAAGTTCTTTAACTTTGACTTCTGGTCCGTTCTCATGTAACACCCGATAATAGCCCCATTGTCGTTCTGTCTTCGGAGCTTTCCATTCTTCAAGAATCCAACTAGAACTATTAGCTTTATCCGTGCCGCCTACTCCAAAGACAAACTCAAGATTATCATCTTGTGTGTCCATTTCTGGAATATTATTTAGGGTCCTATCTCCGCCGTTAGCAAAAATAATTTTGTCTTGCGGAAATACTCTTCGGGTCCACTGTATAGCATCTTTTGCACTGCCATCTTTATCATTAAACGGAATAGTGTAATCTACTCCTTGCAATGATTGTATAATAGAAATTCTATCTTCAAAAGGCATGAATGACCGGCCCTTTTTACGAGCCAGCCATTCATCACTATTAACACCTATAACAAGTATGTCGCCAAGTGTACGAGCGGCTTTGATATAGTTTAAATGCCCACTATGCAGCGGGTCAAAACCACCTGTAATGACAACAACTGTTTTAGGCACGGCGTCGTGCCGCTCCTTGTTCTTTGTACTTTGCGTAATCAATTTCCCATTGATTACGGGGACGCTGTCCTGTTAGCATTCGCTGAAACTGCTTATAGTTCCAGCTCCGAGTGTTGTATAGATCAGCTTCATTGAAACGATAACCGAACTCTACGCAAAAGTTACGATACCGATCCAAATCATTAAAAATCTGATTGATGCTGATAGTCTTAATAGTATTTGCCATTTTTAATCCTTAAATGGTTAGCGATTGATAGGGTTTAGTTGTGTTGTAGTAGATAGTGGCACCGTTCTCACCGTCTTCGGATACAGTGATTTCAATGTCACGGTCGGGGTAGCGATTTGCTATATACATATATAACTCATCGCTGATCATTTCGCAAGACTTATGGTCAAGTTTCATCACTCCATCGCGGAAGCTATTCTCTAGCCATCGCTTGAACTGAATAAACTCAATGTCACGGTCATTGTGAAATACCTGAATCGCCACCTTAAAGTGAAAGATGTGACGATGCGGGTAGCCTAGGAAACTAACGTCATATTCGTCGCCAGTTGCCAATTTCGGATCGGTGTCTGCACCGGGATATTTGTGAATGCCTTCTTTCTGAAAGGTCACCCAAATCATTCGTTTGGCATTATCACTAATGCGAATAAATTTTTCTGTAACGGCTTGTTCTATTTCGCTCATAGTCTTACTATATCACCTGTGTTAAATTTATCAATTGTTTTGGTCACTTCCAATAGTTTCCCCAGAGCCAAGTAATTAGACTCCAGCGTTCACCAGACGTAATTTTTTTAACGCTGTGTGGAAAAAAGCTAGGAAAAGCTACTACGGAGCCTTGCTCTATTTTTATATCTTTTCCAAAAATATTAAGTTCGCCGCCGCTATAGCTATTTTCTTTTGATAAAAACATGACTATTGTTAATTTCCTATCAATGCTTTCTGTAAGAGCACCGTAGTGGTCAAAATGAGTACCAAAATAATCTTCACCCTGATATCTCTTTAGTTCGTATGGTTCAGCAAAAGAAATATCAAAGTTGAAAAAATTATTAATTTCACTATATGTTTCTTGTAAGTCAGAATGAATAGAGTGATCTAATGGTAGCAAACAACTAGAAAAACTAGTAGTGAAGAATTCAGGGTATTTGTCTTCTCCCCTATTTAACGAGTCTGCACTAGCATTAATCAATTCTTCACATGCG